TTGCCAAAGACCTTTGAGTCCATAATTGGCGCTGTCAATTTAATGGTACTCGATTTGATAAGTTTTTCTAATAGTGACATGTATTACCTCTTGTTATAATCTCTTTAATATATCATGTACCTTGATAAATGTCAAGTAATTTTGATTGAAACTCTTCAATTTTTGACACCCTATCAGGCCATAAAATATACTCTTTTTCGGGATTTTTCTTTAAATTTTCGAGTAGAGGTGTAATGGCATTATGCATTCTCTCTAAACGTTTCTGCAAATCGTTTGCGGTTTCTTCTGTCTCCTGCGCAATCTTCTTTGAGATTTCAACAGAGGCTAGATCGTCTTCTGTAACGGCAGTAAAACCAAAGTCAAAAATATCATCAGTCATATTAGTCCCCTCATTGTAGTATATTTCATCCGAAGAAACTTTCCAATGTTGCTACGTTCTCTAAATTCCATCCAATAGAGTCAGTCACAAGTCGCAGAGGTTCCTTAAATGATTTTTCAAACTGTTTATCGTAGTCGATGTAGTTATTCAATTCCATTTCTCTGGGTAGATATTGTGGAAAAGATATGACATTTTCCCGAAGGACATTGGGCGTTTTCAAGTAACAGAACTTCACCTTTGTACCGTTCTTAATCGTGTCCATGTACTTATTCAGACCCAACTCAAGCATCTTCGAGTTGAACAAGATAGCGCCTCTAACATGAATAGGAGTACCCTTCTTGTATAGCGCGTTACGATCAACCCATTTATCAATATCAGAAATACCTCGAGGAAATGATACATCTTCTGCTGGTAGAGATTTAAACTCTTTCTCAAAATTTTCAACAAATTCGATCAACTGTTTCTCGCTACCAGTCAAAATTAGCTTATAAGCTTCTCTAAACTTAGTACGAACAATCGTCGGAGTAGACGATTTTACTGCTTCAAGTCCCATCACTTTTAGCTTTGGCTCAGCATATTGAACGCCTTCGTTGTTATGCACATTCAAGATATAATGTTTCTTACCAGTCCAAACACCATAATCGGCAATAACTTCACGACCCATTTCCATGCGCGGCTCATACGCATTCATATGATGAAATAGTTTATCGTATGCCTTAGCAAAGATTGGCTCAAATTTCTGCGAACATGCTTTATCCAAGAATTTGACAGGATCAGACGGTTTAATCTGATCTACAAGCGGTTTCATATTAACATAAAGCGAATCTGTGTCAATGGCAATAACATAATCAACATTGTCTGTTTTTACGATTTTGTTCATCGACTTATTGATAGCACTTTCAGCCCACTTAATTGATAGCTGACCAGATAGTGTAATTGCTTCAGCGATGCGAATATCAAAGTATCTGAAATATTGGTTGCCCAGAGCACCATACAAAGAGTTCAGCAAAATCTTGACAGCCTGCTGCGTGTTATTGAGACGATTCGCCTCTCTTTTCAAATCAGCGCTTGGCGTCTGTTCATTCTGTTGCTGCACTTCAAGCATCTTGTTTTTTGTGACACGGCGCTCGTCATATAGACCTATAATGATTTCTGGAATGAAGCCGCGCTTATCTTTGCGATAACATGTACCATTTGCAGCAACAGCGACGTCCATATCAATCGCTTCTTGCGGTAAAGTCGCGTTCTCATTCATATAATAATCTACACCACCCATGAGTCGATTGAGTGGATCAGTCAGCAATGTCTCTGGAGACATGTTATACTGAACAATCAAATTTGGATATAGTGAATTCAGATCGAAAGAAGTTACCCATTGCTGCATACCGATGTGAGGATCTTTCACATAACCACCAGGATAATCACCCTTAGATTTGTACTCGGTTTGTGGAACAGCAATGTTTCTATCTGACAGATATCTATATGTGATACTATCCCAGATACCAGTGGTACCAAAAACTTCTGGATAGTTGACTGCACCCTTATAAGCCAATGTGACAGCAAGATCCATCAAACCTGTTTGCTTATCAATCTCGTCAACAAGCTGCACATCTCGAATGTTATAGTCAATAAATTTCTGAGGATCTTCTTTATAAAGCGTGTGCAAAGAACCGTGCTCTTCATACGACAACTTCTTCTCGCCTAGCACGACATGTGAAATGTGATCAAGCGAATACGATTCTTGCTTGCCATATGAGAATGCAAACTTGGTAAACAGATCATAGTAGTCAACTTGCTGTACACCGTAAATTTCATACGCGTCTAGAGATTTACCTTTGACGCCGATAGCACGATAGTTGACAATATTCCATGGCGACAAAGCTTTCATCGTCTTTTCACCGCAAATCTTACTGATACGATTTACGAGATATGGAATGTCGAATAGTCTAATGTTCCAACCAGTGATGATATCTGGATAGTTGTTCTCCCAGAAAACAACAAACTTCTGTAGCAACTCGCCTTCGCTTTGACACTTGACATATCGAATTAATGCTCCCTTCAAATCAAGCTCACACTTTGAAGGGTCATAGTCATCCAAACCCCAAACATAGTATATGTTGTTTAGACTACTCTTATATGCAATGGAGATTACTGGATGATCTGCTTGATCAGGATGTGGAAAGCCATCGTCAGATGCGACCTCAATATCGATATTACCGATATTCAAGAAACTATACTTGTAATCAATCTTACCTGGATAAGCTTCTTGTAAGAACTGTACCGCACAGTTGTTGTTACCGTATATTTTTAAGTTTGCAACATCACTATACGTCTCGGAGAGTTCTTTAATCTCACTCATAGATTCAAGTTTCAGTGGTTTAACAGGTGTTCCGTCGAGAGCGTGCCAATCCGTATCAGCATCACTTGTTTGGAGATATAGTGTGGGTTTGAATGCAATTTTTTTATGAAGACGATTACCTTTATTATCATACCCTCGAAACAAAATCTTGTTACCAAATCTGTGAACAGACGTGTAAAAACTCATAGTACCCTCATTTCATTTTATAGTGATGCACTACGTGCGCAAGTCTTCATATCGAGTAGTATATAACCTATGACCGCTTTTGTCAAGCGATTTATGCATATGTAACAAAGCGAAGGGCTTTTGTGAAGCCCAACGCATTTTTGTTAGCCCTTATCTGAAACGAACGAATATAGCTCTTTAGCCTTTTCCATCAGTTCTTCAGTTGAATACATCTTATACATGTCTTGAACTTCTTCGAAAGTTTTTTTACCTTCGTCTAACATTTTTTCAGTAAATTCTACGTTAATTTTGTGTTGCTGATCCATGTAATCTTTTGCAAGCTGTAGCATTTCTGCACGGATTTCGAATGGGTTCTTTGACATTTTTGTCTCCTGTGATGTGTGTTAAAAGGGGAGCTAACCGTGGCTCCCCACGGGTTCATTACGGAACCACCCGTTACTCTGTGAGCATCTCTTGACTGAGACGATGCGTCTCAATCTGAATTTTCTTAGGCTTCTTTTCATCAGGAATGATATTTCGAAGTTTAACATTGAGCATACCTTGGTGTAAAGATACACCATCGACTTCAACAGTATCTGCTAAAGTGAACTTGCGCTCAAAGCTTCGCGCTGCGATACCTCGATGTAGATAGTCGACCTGATCTTCTGTACCATCAATAGTCGCACGAATAGATAGCACACCGTTATGCAGTTCAATATCGAAGTCATCTTCATCGAATCCTGCAACAGCAAGTTCGATTAGATATGTATAGTCGCCTGTTTTAACTAGATTGTATGGTGGATAATTAGATGCGCCAGATTTATTTGGTTGAGTTAGTTTATTGAAAATACCGTCAAAACCAATGAATAGCGGATCGTTTAGTAAATTTTCTGAAGTGAATCTACGTGTAGTCATTTGTTATCTCCTTATTAAGCAAGATTGATTTTTGAGCCCATTACGGCGCTCACATTTATTTATACGACTTTGCGCACAAATTCCAAGTTAGGTTCAGAATAATTTGGACCTTTCAAAATTTTACCATCTTCCCGGCGAATGGGCTTACCGTCTTCACCGAGCTTGCTCATGTTAGATCGTTGAACCTCTGTGAAGCAAGCATGTAAATTAATTTCGCGATCCTCACCCATTTTGTATACAGCTCCAATCAAATCAGTTAGAGTGTATTGTATTGCATTCAAGCTTTTGGCTCTGATCGAAATACCTACACCCATAGTAGCCGATAGAATACTCTGAAAACTAGACGGTTCTGTATTAGACTCTTCAGTGCATAGATCCTGTAGGTCTACACCAAACGCGTGACCAGCGCCATATGCAACATACAAAATGTCTGTGAGTGCGTCTGCAATTTCAACCACATCGAAGTTAAGCATACCTTCTAGAAGTTCTTTTACTTCTTCTGCAATAAGTTCATATCGTAAATCTGCAATCCCTTGAGTCGGAAACTCGGGAGAGGTTTTTACCTCTTGCCCGAACGCTTCCATAAATTCACGAACCATATCAAAGTGAGTCATATTTTATTTTCTTCCAATACTGTATTTTGCTACCAATTCCCATTCACCTTTATCGCGATGTGGTAGAACTTTAATCTGCGACAAAGGTGCAATAGGTTCTTCAATTTGCGATGGATCAACTGCTTCAATCAGACCCCACTCTTCGATAAGGTTCACAATTGTATTCCTACGCGCTTTATCTTCGTCTGTAAAATTATTGATTTTTCCGTCGAGCATAAAAAGCTCTTTGAAATGTAGTATAGCATATCTACCCTGCTTGTGCAAGATGTGACATGACTGGTATAGCTTTTTATCTTTACGGGAGGCAATACCTATCCGTGTCAATGTTTCCTTGACCTTTAAAAAGCTTTCAGAATCCGGCAACTCTATTTCAACGCCACATCCTTTAAAAATATCTTCCATCATTAACCACCCTTTTGTTGTTGTTCTTTCATGGTTTTTAATTGCTCATTAGACAACAAAGGAAGATATTCACGCGCAACATTACGATTACAGCAATACGTTTCACAAATCATATCCAACACTTCATCATCAATCGATTTAACCCAAGGAACGCGTCCGCGCTTATTAGGTCTAACGCTATATTTATAAAATTCGTATTGAGCACGATTGTTTAGCTGATGATATTGATTCATGAGGTTTGCGTTCAAAACTGTGTCGGGATGCAGAGTCAATGCCAAATTAGTCTGCCATGCAACGTAGCCAGCCTCAGCCAGCGTATCATTTTCTGTATCGCGCATCATGTTTGGCTTTTTACCATAGAGAATATTGTTCACATAATCAAACGCTCCAGCCATCTGCATTATCCTCCAACTCGACTTTATCGAATTTATTTGCACATTTGTTACAAAGTCTGGCTTCACCAGTTTCACCATTACCATGGCGATATCGAACTATAGGAGAGCTTTCACCAACACCCTTCTCACATACGAGACACTTGTACTTTTTTCTCTTGAAAAACCCCATCATTTCCACTGAGCCTCGACCATAAGCGTAGCAAGAGCAGCGACACGATTGATTTCAGAGTTTGCAACAAATGCCTCTTTATACTGATACTCAGCAAGAATGATAATGGCGTCTGCAATACTTGGTGCGCTACCAAGCTTTTCGGGTAGAATGTCGTACAATTGTCGATATAGCACCGCGCTATCAATATCAGAGTTTTCAGACACCCATTTACGAATCTCGGTGAAATTTTTCTCTTTCATAAGCTTGATCAACTTGTTCATGTTATCGCTTGTCTTATTTGCGAGTACACCTTCATCAATACGACCAGTGGCAGAATATCGCTGCAATTCGTTTAAAACTCTGCGCCAGTCAGGAAAATACGTCTGAATAACTTCTGCAACAGCTTTTTTCGAATACTCGACACCCTCTTCATCTAGAATGCTGATGACACGCTTGAAGAACTGTGAAGCAATGGTCGCCTTATCTTCTTTTGTAATTCTAAATTCAATAACGGAACAACGGGACTGCAAAGGTTCGATGATACGATTGCGGAAGTTACATGTCAAGATGAAGCCACAGTTACTTGAAAATTCTTCCATGAAGTTGCGAAGAGCTGGTTGCACAGAGTCAGTGTTAAGATAATCGGCCTCGTCAAGAATAACATATTTACGCCCACCTTGAAAAGAAACCGTAGACGCAAACTGTGCGATTTGATTACGCAGTGTATCGATCTTACGCCCTTCCATAGAGCCGTTGATTACGATATAGTTTGCACCAATCTCTTCAAGCATTGCTTTGGCAACAGTTGTTTTGCCAACACCAGCACTACCAGAAAGAATTAGATTGGGAACGTTGGCTTGATCGACAAATTGCTGAAACGTCTTTTTCAAATTTTCAGGTAGAATAGTGTCGGCAACAGTTTGCGGGCGGTGCTTCTGAACCCATAGAAAATCATTTACATCATTGACCATATTAGTCTCCATTATATAATATTGTTATGAGAGGGGGCTTTCACCCCCTCCACATTAAGCTTCTGCTTCGGTAGCGTCTTCGTCAGTGCCTTCTGTTTCATTTGCGGCTGCTGCCGGCACTTCTGATAGAAATGTTGCAAGTTTATCGCGAATAGCACCAACTGCACTCATTTCCTCTGGTTTAACTGCACCTCGTGATGAAAGCACATCAACGACTTGCAGTAGCGCTTGTAGATCAACGATCTGCAATTGTGTACCCTCTTTAGGGACTTCTTGTTCCTGATCAGCCATTATATCTCCTTAGTTAGCTTGAACTGCGATCCAATATTGAACATTGGTCGATTTGAAATGTGAGATGCCAGCCTTTGAAAGCGAAACAGTATAGTCTGCTGGCAATAGTTTAAGGTTATCAACTTTGATCGTCATCTCAAAGTCTTCTCCATCATAGTCAGAAATTTCGATATCATATGTATCTGATGTCGAATTTTTAGAGTCAACCGCCCGCAATAGAATTTTACCATTGGCGCCTGTGAATGCAATATCACTCACCTGTAGAACACCTGCGCCTCTGATAGCACTTTCAATGTCAATCCATTTGATATCAACTGTAACATCAGCATTAGGCAATTTCATTTGCTTTTCTGGTGGAGTAACAATCATGTTTTCAGCCGCGTAGACATATGATACCTTACGGCGATCATCTCGAATCTCAAACTTCTCAGATCCAAACTTTACATCAACGCTATCATTGAATAGTGATACTGTTGACAGAAAACGCGAAAGATCGTACACTGCTGCGCGTCCATCAAGAGTTTCAGAGATAGTGGCGCTTGCCATTACTGTTTGTTGCGGGGAAATAGTTGTCAGAGTGTTACCTGGCTTGAATAGTAGACCCTGGTTAATGCCAGAGAAATTCTTCAAGATAGAGAA